CACTGCTCTTGCAGACGATGCAGAGATCACCATCGACATCGACCAGATTGGAAATGGAACAGCGAAAGGATTGAAAGTAATGTTAATCGGTAACTACGCATGAGCTTTTTAGTAAATCCATATTGGTATGCACCAAGTTGTGGTGATGCGGATGCAGTTGCATTCTTAACTGCGACAGGCATCACAGATGCCACTATTTCATCTGCCATCTGTACATTGGTAACAACTATGAAAGCAGACGGAACGTGGGCTAAGTGTAGTGCCATTTATCCGATGGTTGGTGGAACGGCAACTACACAAAAATTTAATCTTAAGAATCCACTTGATACAAATGCTGCTTTCAGACTTAGCTTCAGTGGAGGTTGGACGCATTCTTTAAATGGCGCATTGCCTAATGGTACTAATTCATTCGCTAATACATTCTTTAATCCAAGTGCAAACGCATCTCAGAATTCACATCACATAAGTTATTACTCAAGGACTAATTCTAACTTAACAGAGGTTGAGATTGGTGGAGCGAATGCAACTCAAGGTTCAGTATTAGAAATTAGAACAAGTAATATTACATATTTTAGAATTAACTCATCAACTGCTTATATTACTGCTGCGGATACTGATTCAAGAGCATTTTATATGGCTAATAGAACGGCATCCAATGTGATTAATGGGTGGAGAAATTCAACAAAGATTGCAACTGGTGTAACTGCATCAGGCACAATGAGTGCTCAAAACTACTACTTAGGTGCATTAAATAATAATGGAGTAACATCTTTCTATTCAAGAAAAGAATGTGCCTTTGCAACAATCGGCAGCGGGTTAACTGATGGTGAAGCAGCATTACTATATTCTTCAATACAAGCATTTCAAACCACTTTAGCAAGACAAGTATAATGGAAGTTTACCTACTCACATTGGAACAAGCACAGAGTCTTATTGGAGTTCAATTTATACCTGATAACTATTTCAATCCAATCAATGATATTGATGGTAATTTAATTATCAGTATTGAAGAAGTTGAACAATGCTCAATTGATTGGGTTAAACAATTACCTTTAATAACATATAAACCTATATAAAATGGCAGGCGTAAAAATTACAGACTTAGGTACATTGACCACAGCGGTTGATGCAGACTTACTTTATATCGTTGATGTTAGCGACACATCGCAATCCCCTCAAGGAACATCCAAGCAGATTGAATTGGGAAACATCTTGTCAAGTGGCACTTATACTCCGACAGTTAGTGGAGAGGTGAATGGCATAATTGCAACACCTACTTCTGCAACATTTATCAAAGTGGGTAGCATAGTCAATTGCTCTATTCAGTTAGAGATTACTATGGATGCATTAGAAACAACTGGCTCATTTGAATTATCGCTACCAGTGGCATCCAACTTCACAATTTCAAAGCAGCTATTTGGAATGATGCAGTGGTCGGTTAATGGAACATCATTAGCAGAGATTGTAGGGCTTGATATTTACGCAGAAGTAACCAACAATACTTGCTATATTGGTATTACTACAGCCAATGTCAATGCTAATATGCAATACTGCGTAATACAATTGCAATATGAAGTCCTCTAACAACGGCATCCGACTCATACAGGAGTTTGAAGGCTTGCGTTTAACTTCCTACCTATGCAGCGCAGGAGTGCCGACCATTGGATATGGCGCAACATACTACGCAGACGGTAGCAAGGTTAAGCTCGGGCAGACAATCACCAATGCACAAGCGGCGCAACTTCTCAAGGATCACCTTAAGGAGTTCGAGGGCAGCGTGATTGGATTGCTGAACACTACAAAGGTGAATCAGAATCAGTTCGATGCGCTTGTAAGTTTCTGTTTCAACCTCGGTCCAGCAAACCTTGCTAAATCGCAGCTGTTGAGATTTATCAAAGCAAATCCAAACGACCCGAAGATTGCAGCTGAGTTCCTTAAGTGGAACAGGGCAGGCGGCGAGGTTTCAACCGGACTTGTAAGAAGGCGAAAGAAAGAGGCGCAACTATATTTCACACCAATCGTTTGACCTACTATGGCGGCAAGAAGAGTCAGCAAATTTCGGCAAGTGCTTGATATTATCGTTAAGCACTGGAGACCGACAATTGGCTCTTTGGTGATTCTCAGTTCTGTGTTTGCTTTAATCTTTAAGCAGATATCAACAGAGACACTTGCAGCGATAGTGGCAGCAATGGTGGCCGCAGGATACATACCTAAAGCAAGCGACAATGGATGAAGGCAGAGACTCAACGTATACTACAATCGATGATGGTTGCGTGGTGGGTATTGGCTGCAAGGTCCATACGCATCACCACACAATTCACATCGAGCCGCAGATAGTGTATCAATCGATGGAGAAATTCACTATCTTTGGCAAGCACTATTGCACTAACCAATGGGGGCAAACTTTCGAGATTGCTGCCGATGAGCCAATGCCACTGCGACACACGATGACAAAAGTTTACGCAAGCGATACCATCACTCCAACGCAATCTGCATTCTTGGTTAAGCCCAAGGCAGAGCAGAAGATTATCATCAAGCCTCGCACTGAGTTCCGCGAATATCAGCCGACAATGGATGGGCCAGTAATGGGCATGCTGTTGACTTTTACCATATACCTAACAGCACAATGGGCATGGAGCTCAATGGATGCCTGGTCTAACCTTTGTAGCGAACTCAAGCAATGTCTTCGCTATTCATCTTAGAAAATTCGATTGACCTCTTCTATGTGGTGACGAATCAAGACGGCAAGATTGTGACTAACAATGAGCTGTTCAAGAATTACGTTAGCCATTTACAGCCCACCAAAATCACCGACATCATAAGCATCGAAGGTGATAAAGAGGACTTCATCAAAGCAATTGAGACAGCTCGCAAGCATGCGCCTGAGCCATCGCGTGTCTATGCTCGCACTCGGCAGAAGAACGCAAGCGACAGATACAATGTTTGGAACTGCTTCGCCATTGGCGAAACACTTCATTTTGTCGGCATTCAGATTGTCGATGTGACATCCATCAGCTCGCATGATTATGAGCGGCAAAGATTGCTCCTTGAGGAGTTCCGCTTTATGTTGAGCCATGAGATCCGGCAGCCACTGACCAACATCGCAGGGCTTGTTCAGATGCTCATGCAGCACCAAGGCGCAAGCGATCTCGACAAGAAGGATGTGCTCTCAATGATTAACACATCAGTCAACAAGCTTGATGCTGCAATCAAGATTCTTGTAAAGAAAGCAGCTCGAGAGTTATGACAGAGCAAGAAGCGGATAAGAGACTGGTTAATGTTGCCGCTTGGTATGTGATAGAGAGAGGAATGCCTGTATGCGTGGCACTGCAAATACTGCAAGCAGAACTGAAGGATAAGCGTTTATTTTGGGAATCGTCTAAACAACTTATAAAACTCATTCAAGATGGCATCTGTACGAACTGAAACGATTTATCTCATTGCAATCATTGTACTTGTATTTTTGCTGCTTAAATCTTGCGGCGAAAACGTGTCTAACGATTATCGACTCAAACACACGATATATGAGGACAGCGTACTTATAGCCTCACAGAAGAAGATAATCGCACAGAGTGGCTCAGATGCAGCCAAACAAGCGCAGCAAATCGCAGAGCTCGAAGTGAAAGTCAAGAACGCATCGGAGGTGGTGAAGATTGAAACGAGGACCGTCATAAAAACGCAGATCAAACTTGGCGATACTGTGATGGTGAACAACTATCCAATGATTAGAACAGGCAAGCCATTCCTTAAAGAGACCGAGTGGTACACAATCGGCGGCATGATTAATCGCCTCGGGTGGTTGCAGATTGATTCCCTCGTTATCCCTGCCAAGTTCACCTATGCAGTGGGTGACACCATGCGCACTGGCTTCGTCAACAAGCTACTTAAGAAAAGCGACAAAGTGGTCCGCATGAGAGTCGACAATCCAAATGTCGAGATCACCGGAATGCAGAACATCTACATCAAGGAAAAGAAAAAGTGGCATCAGTCAACGGCCTTCAAGTTGGGAGTTGGGATGCTGATTGGTGTGGCCGTCACTTCAGTAGGAAATAAGTAGGAATTTTATTGGGTTAATTATCAAGCACTTGCAAAGCGAGATGGAAAATAATTGCGTTTATTAGAATTACCTATTGCGCAATCAAAATAAAGCTGTACATTTGTCAACCAATCATTCAATCATTCACTCATAAATCATTCAATCATGAACACTTTTTTCAAATCACACGACAACACGCAGTTCTTCAACTACGATCATTTATCAGGCATCATGTTAACAATCGTTCAAGACGGTTGCCACCAAGGGCTCTTCCAAAGATGCGACAAGACATCACTTGTACTTGTTCGCCAGTACTCTAAGGAGATGACTCAAGGCTTACACGAATCGGTTCGCACTTATCATCCTTCCGATGTCGGCGAGTTCTTCAAGATGTATCAGAAGACATTGCACAATACTCAAGTATCTTTTAAACAATTAATAAATCAATTCTAATCAATTTAACTATGGGCTTAAAAGCACCCTCAGGGAATAACACCTCCCGAGCAATCGCACCGGAAGGGGCATTTGTTGCAAGATGTTACCAAATCGTAGACCTCGGAACTACAATGCAAACAGGACAGTTTCCAGGCAAAAAAAGAAAAGTGCAGTTCATCTTTGAACTGCCGACAGAGCTCCACGAATTCGAACGTGGCGATGGCCTTAAGCCGTTCTATGCTCGCAGCATTTACAACCTCTCGATGAACGAGAAGGCAGTGCTCCGCCGCGACATCGAATCATGGGCAGGGAAAAAGATGAGCAATGAAATCGCGGAGAACTTCGACATCTTCACGCTACTTGGAAAGCCTTGCATGGTTAACATCACGCACGTGACCAAAGGAGATGCAACTTATGCCAACATCATCGGCATGTCTCCAGTGCCAAAAGGATTGGTTTGTCCTCCTGCTTTCAACAGCGCACTATGTTACAACACCGAGGAGCATGATGAGGATGTATTCAATCAGCTACCCGAGTTCATCCAAGACAAGATTAAGATGTCTGATGAGTGGATTGCGCGAATCAGCAAGCCAATTCCAGTGGAGCGAGCGGCGGCATTTGTTGCCGAGTCTGAAGCAGAATCAGAAGATGACGGTTTTCCGTTCTAATAAATAACAAAGGGCGGTAATCAGCCGCCCTTCATTAAAAACATACATAAATCAATACACTATGAACAACGCGAATATAGAAAACATTTCGGAGTTCTACAAGGCTTTAAACTCAGCCGAAGTACTCAAGGCGCAGAGCATGATTCAATCAGCTCCACAGCGAATCGAAGACAAGCTCACCTATGACATGAGCGCAGCTTCCATCAAGGCCGCAAACGATGCCATCAAGCACATCGAAATCAATCGCAAGATGGTGACTTCTCCGCTCGATGCTTACAAGAAGTCAATCATGGATGTTGAGCGCGATGCCATCGCTCCGCTGAAGCAATACATTGAGGACCGCAAGCTTATGATGGTTGCCTACTCCCAATGGATTGACCTACAAAAAGCTATTGCAGATGCGAAGATTGCGCAGGATGCATACGATGCGCTGAAGTCAGCAAGCACAAGCGATGTGAGTGACATCTTCGCCAACTTCACCGATGCAACCACAACCACTACACTGGAATTCGACCACACCAAGAACATCCGCATAAGCAAAAAAGCGGAGATTGTTGGCGAAGTTGATTGGGCAACACTGCTCTGGACACTGATGCAAGCAGAGATGTTTGATGTGGCAGAGTTACTCCGCAAGCTTCCGAAGGCGATGGAAATCACCAAGATGGAAAGTATCCAAGGTATTCAACTAATAGAAGTTAAAACACAAGTAATCCGATGAGCACATTAGAGCAATTACATCGCTACCTGGACACCATTATTGATCCACGCGAAGCAGACAACGACACGCTACAAGCGAAGGTTAAGGAAGCAATCATCCAAGCATATTCAAATGGCTTTCATGACGGTCAGCAAGCGATGGCCGACAGACTTCCAAAGCCATCGCCTAACGGAGGGGAAGAAGGAGGCCTCAAGTATTATGAAGCGTTGTAACTGGACCATGCAAGAAACGGAATTGCTGATTGAGCACTATCCGCATCGGTCCACAAAAGAGGTGGCAGAAATGATCGGTAAGTCAGTTCCTCAATGTTATGCCAAAGCCTTCGCATTGCAACTGCATAAGACTCCAGAGTACTTGGCAACAGAAGCAAGTGGCAGGCTTAAGCATACCCGAGTAGAGTCACAGTTTCCGAAAGGCCACAAGCCTTGGAACAAAGGCATCAAAGGCATTCAGATCGGAGGCACAGAGTCGCAGTTCAAGAAAGGCCATGTGCCTGCTAACCACAAAGAAGTTGGATCAGAGCGCATCGATGAAGATGGCTACACCTACATTAAGATTGCAGAGCATACGCGATGGGTGCTTAAACATCGGCACATCTACGAACAGCATCATGGCAAGCTTGAGCCCCACATGATAGTCACTTTTCGAGATAAAAACATCTTGAATTTCGAGATAGAAAATCTGGAAGCAATCACTAAAGTGGAAAACATGGAGCGCAACCGGATCACTAAATATCCTCAACCAATTCAACAAACAATTAAAACACTAAACAAATTATGGCACGCAATAAAATCGAAGACCTAAGGGATCACTTATTCGAGAT